ATCTTGTTGGTGATTATGTGTTCAATGTCGTTAAAGGCACACAACAATTTTCAGTAACTGAACCTCTAGAAGTTTTGGAGATTGGTACTGGCTACATGATGGTCAAGCGAGAAGTGTTTCCTATTTTGGAAAAAAATTATCCTCAATTGCGTTACAAACCTGACCATGTTGGGCAAGCACACTTTGATGGATCACGTTACATTCATGCGTACTTTGATACCGTGATTGATACACTTGATAGCGCAACTGGCGGTGGCTCTGATAGGTACCTAAGTGAAGATTATATGTTTTGTCAACTATGGCGCAAAACAGGTGGTTCTATCTTCTTGTGTCCATGGATGAGAACACAACATATCGGTACATATCCTTTCACTGGTAATCTGGCTAAGATTGCTGAATTGACGGGTAAACTGTAATGGCAAATGTCTGGGAAGCACAACTTGATGCCATTACAGCATCACAGACTGCTACTACAGGCGGTCGCAAATTTGACGGAAACAAACTAGAATATGGTTTGATTCCGCCACTCGCTCAACAAGAGATGGTAAGGGTTCTTACTTTTGGTGCTCAGAAGTATGAAAGAGATAACTGGAAAAGAGTTCCCGATTCCAAACGCAGGTACTTTGATGCGATGGAACGCCACATATGGGCATGGAAAATGGGTGAGCAACTAGACCCAGAATCAGGTATTCATCATCTAGCCCATGCTATGTGTTGTCTATCATTTTTATTTGAGCATGATGTTAAGTATTCGCTTGACAATGCTGAATGAATGTTGTATAATTAAATTTTTTTGGAGAGTATATTATGAAATTGTCTAAAGACACCTTGAGTGTATTGAAAAACTTTGCATCTATCAACGATGGAATTATGTTCCGCAAAGGTAATGTATTGCGTACTTGTGACGCACAGAAACAAGTATTGGCTGAAACCACAATCACAGAAACGATTGATGAAGATTTTGGTATCTATGACCTGAATAAATTCCTTGCAGTCCTAGGATTGCATCAAGATAATTCACAACTTAATATTGATACCGCTACTAAATCAGCCGTTATCAATGACACCACTGGTCGTAGTAAAATCACATATCGGATTTGTGATGCGACTATGATTAAGAATGCATCAGATAAGTCTGTTAAGATGCCTGACCCAGAAGTAACATTCACTCTTAAACAAGAGGATCTAGAATTCATTTTGCGTTCCTCATCCATTCTTGGAACACCACACATTGCGGTAACATCAGATGGTCAAAAAGTTTCTGTGACTGCATTTGATGACAAAAACACATCTACCCATAGCAATCAACTTGAAGTCGCTGAAGGTAATGGTAAGAAATACAAGATGCTTTTCAAGACTGAGAACATGAAAATGATTCCTGGTTCTTATGAAGTTTCTATTTCTTTCAAAGGTATCGCACACTTCAAGAACACCACAAAGCCATTGCAATATTGGGTTGCTACCGAACTTGGCTCAACCAACGAAGGTTGATTTTTTGATTTTTTTATTATGGAGTTTTTATGCAACATTTATTGTGGACGGAAGCACACCGCCCCAAAACTATTGAGGAGTGTATTCTACCAGACCGCTTGAAAAAGCCGTTTCAGGAATATGTAAACTCGGAAAAGATTCCGCACCTGTTGCTTTCAGGTGGCGCAGGTGTAGGAAAGACCACGGTTGCTAAGGCAATGTGTAATCAGATTGATGCTGATTACATTATGATTAATGGTTCTGATGAATCTGGTATTGATGTATTTCGTACCAAGATTAAAGACTTTGCATCTTCAATGTCATTCACTGGCGGTCGCAAAGTTATCATCATTGATGAAGCTGACTATCTGAATCCCAATTCAACACAGCCAGCTTTGCGTAATGCGATGGAAGAGTTTGCATCAAACTGTTCATTCATCTTTACATGTAATTTCAAAAATCGCATCATTGATCCGTTGCACAGCCGCTGTGCTGTTATTGACTTTGCTTTGAAGAACGATGAAAAGACAAAGATGGCTGGTCAGTTTTTCAAACGAATCCAGACAATTTTGCAAAGTGAAAATGTTGAGTATGAAGACAAGGTAATTGCTGAGTTAATCAAGAAACACTTTCCAGACTTTCGGCGTATTCTAAATGAACTGCAACGCTACTCACAGTTTGGTAAGATTGATGTTGGTATTCTTGCACAGATTGGTGACATATCAATCGCAGAAATCACCAAGCACTTGAAGAACAAAGACTTTGGTGCAATTCGTAAATGGGTTGCTACTGCTGACTTTGATGCCGCAACATTGTATCGTAAACTGTATGATAGTCTTTATGAAGTATTGCAACCACAAAGCATACCTCAAGCGGTTATCATCCTAGCCGATTATCAATACAAGCAAGCATTCGTTGCTGATGCTGAGATTAACACCGTTGCATGTTTGACAGAACTTATGGTAAGCGTGGAGTTTTTATGAGCGACTTTGAAGTACATCCAATCGGAACAACTATGGAGATTAAATACTCCAGAGAATTAGCTAATGCGATTGAACAAATTACATATCAATATGGAAATGGTATTGTGCCTAAATCTGTTCTCAATGCATACTTGAAACTGAGACAGCACTATGCTGTTCAGATTGAATCGGAAAATCTATGATATTAGATTTATTCAAACCCACATTTGATTGGATCAAAGATGATTTTAAGTCTAATAGAATTCGGTTTTGTATTGAGTTGCTTGCTTGGGCTATCAGTATTGGTTGCTCAATTACTATGGCAAGCACAGTCCCAAACCCACCTCTTCTGGCTCTCTATCCTATTTGGATTGCTGGTTGTGCCTTGTATGCTTGGGCTGCTTGGTCTCGGCAATCTTTTGGCATGTTGGCTAACTACTTATTGTTGACAACTATTGATACCATTGGTCTGATTAGGATGTTGACATGATTGATTTGAATACATTTTTTGAAGATGGCATTCTTCAAAATTATGTAAAACAAAAAACATATGATCCGTGGATAGGAACGTCGTTTGAAGGATATTTAAATTTATCAAATACACAAATGGGTGCTTTTGGTGAAATTTTAGTTTCAAAGATAATGGACAAAAATGGTAGTGATGTTTGTAAAAGGTACAATTCAGGACACGATAGAATTATTGATGGCTACAAAACAGAAATAAAATTTAGTTTAAGTAGAAGAATAGATTTTTTTACGTTCAATCATCTTGCCTGTCATAAGGACTGGGAAAGACTTATATTTCTCGGTGTAAATCCAGATAATCATTTTCGTATGAATTGGTTATATAAAGAAAAGTTTATATCAAATATCAATTCAGATAGTCGTATATTTAGGCATCAACAAGGTGGAGAAGAAGGAAAAAACGATGATTTTATGTTTGCTGATAAATACTCTAAACTAGAAGAAACTGGTATTCTTCAAGAAATGGATACATGGTTGGAAGATGGTATAAAAAAAATAGGACTTCAATTATGGATGTAAGTATTGATAAATTTTTAAATGTTAGAAATTCTACACGTAGTTTAACTGATTCCGAATTTGATTTCATTCTTCCTGAACTCGCTAAACAATTAGAAAATATTGATTTCATCACAAAATATACCGATAATCAATTAAAAACAGATTGGAATAATTTGTGTCTATGGAATTCAAATAGTGAGTATATAAATTCCACATCAAGAATTGGTATGAAATTGTGTGAACATTTCTTTCCTAATTTTTATGATATTGAAAATAATAAAGGAAAAAGTTTTTCCAATTTATGGACAAAAGAAAATCTTGAGAAAATTCTGAAGTGGAATAGAAAAAGTCATAGTACTCCTTATCTATCCGAGTTGAGAAGAGGAATTTATTTTTGTTGTGGTATTACCAAGAGTACAATGTTTCGCCCTCAAATGGCAAAATTGTTGTGTATTAAATATCAACCAAAAATAGTTTTTGATCCATGCGCTGGTTGGGGAGGAAGAATGTTGGGTGTTGTCGCATCTGGTGCAGAATATATTGCGTTTGAGCCAAATACAAAAACATATAAAAGTTTAATAAATTTATCTAAATTTTTGGGAATTGAAAATAGTGTTAGATTGATTTGTGATGATGCGCTTAAAATGGATCAATATTCATTGCCAAAAATTGATATGATATTAACAAGTCCTCCATATTTTGATTTAGAAATCTACACGCATGAGAATACACAATCTATCAAAAAAACATCTAGTTATGAAATTTGGAATAATGTATTTTTATTTCCATTAATTCAAAAAAGTTTGTCTTACTTGAATGAAGATGGTGTTAGTTGTTGGAATGTAGGAAAAGTTTCGGGTCGGAATATGTTTGATGATGTAAATGTTGCACACTCACAAATGAATTATACTAAAATAGCATCATTTGCTGTTGTTAGTAGTAAGCGTCCTACTCTACAAAATAACAATGGAAATGCTAAGAGTAACGATATAACAGAGATTTATAAAAAATGAGCAACCCATTTGAATATGTAAACCAGATCCTGCATGGTAAAAAGCAGTTGATTGTGGATGATGCGACTGAGAAATCCTATGAGCCATTTCTGGTGAATCGTGCGCTTTCCTACCACAAGGACTGCATCATGTACGCCAACGAAATGAATCGTAGGGCTCTCCTAGACAAGAAACTACAAAATGACTATTTACTAAATATAGTTAGGTCCAAGAAAAGACCTTTCAATAAGTGGGTTAAGGCTGAAAAAAGTGAAGATATAGCATGTGTAAAGACATACTTCGGTCTATCCGATTCTAAAGCCCGTGATGCCTTGCGCCTACTTAGCGATGAACAAATCCAAGAACTAAAAGAAAAAACCGATATCGGTGGATTAAGGAAATGAAATGGTCGACTTATCAACCTTTGTTGAGGTGACGCTAAACGAACACGATGACTTCTTAAAAGTAAGAGAGACACTAACCAGAATTGGTGTATCCTCACGTAAAGAACGGGTTCTATATCAGTCTTGCCACATCCTACACAAGAAGGGTCAATACTATATTGTACACTTCAAAGAACTATTTGCGCTAGATGGTAAACCTTCTAGCATCATAGATAATGATATTGAAAGACGGAATGCTATTGCTAAACTATTGGAAGAATGGGGTCTAGTTAAGATTGTTAATCCACAAATTATGGTAGACAAGATTGCACCTATCCATCAAATTAAGATTATATCTTATAAAGAAAAAGATGAATGGGAACTAGTCAGCAAGTATAACATCGGAAAGAAGTCTCAAGAATGATTGAGGTAAACTATGAAAAAAGTGAAAGAAAAAATTACAGAGTTGAAAAACATCTACACTGGTGAGATTGTTTGTACCAGTAATTTGTATGAGAAAAGAGTTGACAGTACAATGACATTTATTCAAGTTTACAAGCCGGAAGAACCACAAAGAAAATACTTTGTAAACAATGCGGCTTTCGTAAAGTTGTATAAATAACTGTACCCACCTTAGGGCTGTTTGATGCTACGGTATAAGGCGTCCGTGTAATTACACCTCCGACACGATAGTTTGGACCAGTATAAGGTAAGCTGGAAGTTACGCCTTCGGGGTAACATTTTTTTAACTTGCTTTTAAAGGAGAACTTTATGACATTAAAATTCACACATCTATATCCTTCCGTTGTTGGCTTTGACCGCCTTCTTGATACATTTGATACTATGCTAACGGAAAAACCTACCACTTTCCCACCACATAACATTGTCAAAGTTGACGAGAATAATTATCTTGTTGAATTGGCTGTTGCTGGCTTTAACGAAAGTGAAGTTACCATTGAGGTGTTGAAAAATACTTTGACAATCAAAGGTGAAAAAGACCTTGGTGACACCAGAAACTATTTACATCGTGGTATTGGCACACGTTCATTTAAGAAAACTGTGACATTGGCTGATACTGTGCAAGTTGATGGTGCAAGTTTGGAGAATGGTATTCTTACTGTAAAACTAGTCAATGTTGTACCAGTTGAAAAATTACCGGTAAAGATTGCTATCAATACTGTAAGTAAGCCACAACTTCTTCAAGAAAAAGTTTGATTATTACCTGAAAAATCTGCCTTCTTGTGTTATAATAAGCACTTGAAGGCAGAAAGTAAACTATGAAAATTGCACTAGCATCTGATGTACACCTTGAGTTTGGTGAAATCTCTTTTGAGAATACCGAGAACGCTGATGTTCTTATTCTCTCTGGAGATATTTGCGTAGCTAGAGATTTGATGAAAAAAGATGATATTGGATTCTTTGATGCGAATGTTCGTTCAGAAATTTACCATAAATTCTTTAGTGAATGCGCTGAAAGATTTCCGCATGTCATTTATATTATGGGGAACCATGAACACTATAACGGTGATTATCGGCACACTCTTACAACTTTGCGTGATAGGCTGTCTTATATACGCAATCTCCATATCCTAGACAAAGATACTTTTGTTCTTGATGATGTAACATTCATCGGTGGTACTTTGTGGACAGATATGAACAAAGAAGATCCAATCACACTCATGCAAATGCCAGGTATGATGAATGACTTCCGTTGTGTGGACAACAGTCACCGCATGGTAAATTTTAAATCATACGAACAGATCCATGGTGTAGACAATAGGGAAAAGCCCATCTTCAAACAACGTGCGGCTCGTTTCACACCAGAAGATGCTGTTGAAGACCATAAGCAAATGATGGACTACATCCGCATTATGATTGAAGGTAAATGGGAACAAAAGTTTGTTGTCGTTGGGCATCATTCACCTAGCAAACAGTCAACCCATCCTCGGTATAAAGAAGAAGTTGTTATGAATGGTGGCTATAGTTCCGATTTGGATGATTTTATCATTGACCATCCACAAATTAAACTATGGACTCATGGGCATACGCATGAAGACTTTGATTACATGATTGGTAGCACAAGAATCGTTTGCAATCCACGTGGTTACATTCGTTACGAAGACCGTGCAGATAGATTTGAACTTAAATTTTTGGAGATTTGATATGAAACCTGGTCCTAACTTTAAAATTAATCGTAGTGTTAAACGCCGTATGGCTACTATGGTTAATCCATTTGAGAGGCATTCGTACAAGAATGCTATGATTCACGCACAACTTGTTGGCAATAAACCTGTTGTGCATGAGAAGAAACAGAAGGCAAAACTTGAACAAGTTTAATACCGCTCACATGGAAGCGGCTGAAGTTTACGCTAAGTTATCTTCAGCCCGCCGTTTGAAAGTTGGTTGTGTTGTCGTAAAGGATAATACAATCATTAGTATTGGATACAATGGTATGCCATCTGGTTGGGATAACAACTGTGAAGATAAAGAATATATGGACCAAACAGCAGGTGGTTGGTTGTCTCCTGAAGAAATTGAAGAACAGTGGCCATGGAGTGAACAACAGTTACCAAAAACTGAAGACCTTCCATGGCTTCGTTATAAACTAACAACCAAACCAGAGGTATTACATGCGGAAACTAATGCGATTGCAAAACTTGCTAAGTCTACACAATCTGGTTTGGGTGCTACTATGTTTATTACCCATGCTCCATGTTTGGAGTGTGCCAAACTTATATACCAAAGTGGCATTAACAGTGTTCTATATAGGAACTCTTATCGTAGCGATGATGGTATCAATTTTTTACAAAAAGCGTCCGTTAAGGTAGAAAAAATATGAGTAAAATTTATACATCACAGGTCATTGAGATTTGTGAAAATGGTGATGCAATAATTGAATTGCCAGATGAACTTATGAAAGAAATGGGTTGGAAAACAAATGACCTATTGAACATTGACTATGTTGATGGGCAAGTTATTGTAAGTAAGATTACTGAAACTCGTTGGCAAAGATACTGGAGAATCTTCAAAGATTTTCTAAAGAAAACTAAATATAAAGCAGGTTGGTGAAACAGTATCACAGAGGACTCATAATCCTCAGTTCCGGTGCAACTCCGCGGCCTGCAACCAATAGGATATATTATGACTGATATGAATAAAGACGTTAATATTTTTATTGACGCATGTGACCAAGTTCCCAGTATAGAGAACATTAGTCTTTACCGTAACCTCATTAATGAGGAATTCTGGGAATTTCAAGACGCACTTAAAGCCAAATATGATGTAGAACAACTAGATGCATGTATGGACATGATTTGGGTTATTCTAGGTTACTGTCGCATGAAAGGCTTTGAAGTACCTGGTGCTTGGGCCGAAGTTGCTCGTAGCAATCTATGCAAGATTGATTCTGTGACTGGTAAAGTTATTAAGAATGAATCAGGTAAAGTTATGAAACCTGAAGGATGGAGTGCTCCAGTACTTGCACCTTTCATTAAACTGTGATATAATATCGTTATGGATGAAGATACTAGAGAAATTCTTTTAATTCTGCAAGAAGAATGTGCAGAAGTCACTCAAGCAATAAGCAAATGTTTTCGTTTCGGTCCTGACCAATTAAAACCTGGTAAAGACAAAACGAACATTCAAATGTTGCAGGAAGAATTGGGTGACCTTCTGGCTATGATTGATTTGCTTGTGAAGAAAGATGTTGGTGTCAATTGGAAAGAATTGATGTTAGCAAAGCAAAACAAATTTTTAAAACTTAAACAATGGAGTAATATTGAAATTGAGTAATATCAATACATCAAAACTCGCCTATCAAATGGCAGTTGAAAACAAACTTCAGGCATACAAGTATGACCTGTTTCTGCGTGAGTTTGACAATATGGTTGAACTTATTGGTCTAGTTAATGACCCAACCCAAGACATGGCCGACTTCCGCGGTCGTGAAATGTTGTTCCCCAAGAAGTGGGTAACATTGAAAACCTTTTTTGCAGAAGAAAGGATCAAAGTATGAGTGTGAAACTCCTTACTTTTAAAACAAATCAAACCATCATCGGCGATGTTGAATATGTCGGTGGTGAATATACTGTAAAGCAACCTGTTCAGGTTATTGTACAGCCAACCAAAGATGGTCCAATGATGGGCTTCTCACCATTCTTAGATTTCTGTGAAGAATTTAATGTCGGTATTAAATTTTCTTCATCGGACATTCTTACTATAACTACACCAGCACCCGAATTGCATAATCAATACAATCAAGTGTTTGGTTCTGGCATTCAAATCGCATCTTCTATTCCTAAATTTTAATGAGTGATTTTTACACTAATGTAATTTGTGTTGGCAACAACATTCTTTACAGAGGCGTAGAAAACGGTAGGCGTGTAAAACTCCGCGTGGGTTACACGCCTACAATGTTTTTGCCTTCCAAGAAAGAAACAAAATGGAAAACTCTCCATGGTGAATACCTGGATGAAGTTCCCATGGGTTCAATTCGTGATTGTAGAGACTTCATTAAACGATATGAAGATGTTGAAAACTTTAAGATTTATGGTAACACAAGATATGAATATGCCTATATTGCTGATGAATTCAAAGGTGCAATTGATTGGGACCAAGCCAAGATTAACATTGCAGTCATTGATATTGAAGTCGGCTCCGAAAATGGCTTTCCTGACCCATACCAAGCAAATGAGCCAATCACAGCGATTGCCGTAAAGACACTTGATGGTGATATGAAAGTATATGGTTGCGGCAGTTTTAATAACAACCGTGATGATGTTACTTACATAAAGTGCAGGGATGAATATGACCTGTGCAAAAGATTCCTAGACGATTGGAAATACAATACGCCAGATATCATTACTGGTTGGAACACTCGCTTCTTTGATATTCCATATTTGATTAATCGTTTTGTTAAGATTCTTGGTGAAGATGAAATGAAGTATCTTTCACCATGGGGAATTGTGCAAGAACGAAAGACTAATATCAAAGGTCGTGAATTAATCTCGTATGAAATCTATGGTATTTCATCACTAGACTACATTGAATTATACAAATGGTTTGCTCCTGGTGGTAAGTCACAAGATTCATATCGCTTGGACAATATTGCCTACATTGAACTAGGTAAGAAAAAACTTTCTTATGATGAATTTGAAAACTTGCATCAGTTGTATAGATTAAACTATCAAAAGTTTATTGAGTATAACATCGTTGACGTTGAGTTGATTGTTGAATTGGAAGCTAAGTTAAAGTTGATTGAATTATCTTTGACACTTTCATATGATACCAAGTCTAACTATGGTGATGTGTTTACACAAACTAGGATGTGGGATGCTATCATCTATAACTATTTGCTTGAACGAAACATCGTTGTGCCTCCTAATGAGACAAGCGTTAAAGATGGTGCTTTTGAAGGTGCGTATGTAAAAGATCCACAAGTTGGTGTGCATAATTATGTTGCATCGTTTGACTTGAATTCTTTGTATCCTCACTTGATGATGCAGTACAACATTTCACCAGAAACAATCGTTGAAGTGAAAGATTATGATGCCAACATGCGTCAGATGATTTCTGATGGTGTTAATGTTGAAAAGATGCTGACCAAAGAAGTTGATACTTCAAAAATGCAAGGTGTGACTATTACTCCGAATGGTCAATTCTTCCGTACCGACAAGCAAGGTTTCTTGCCTAAGATGTTGGAAGAAATGTATGAAGACCGAAAGAAGTTTAAGAAGATGATGATTTCGGCTAAACAGGAATACGAAAAAGAAACAGATGCCAATAAGAAGTATGAATTGAAAAAGAAGATTGCTCGGTATGACAACCTGCAACTGGCCAAGAAAGTTTCATTGAATTCTGCTTATGGTGCGATGGGTTCACAATACTTCCGATTCTATGATTTGCGCCTAGCACTTGGTGTTACTTCCGCTGGTCAACTTTCAATTCGTTGGATTGAAGAAAAGATTAATAAGTATATGAATGACTTGTTAAAAACGAATGGTGTAGATTATGTTATTGCCTCAGACACAGATTCAATTTATCTCCGCCTTGGTGAGTTGGTTGATAAAGTGTATTCAAAGAAAACGGATGTTAACCAACTTATCTCCTTCATGGACCGTGTCTGTGAAGATAAGATTCAACCATATATTGATAAGAGTTATCAAGAACTTGCTACGTATGTCAACGCATATTCCCAAAAAATGCAAATGAAGCGTGAAGGCTTGTCCAACAAAGGTATTTGGACAGCAAAGAAACGCTACATTCTGAATGTGTATAACAACGAAGGTGTTCAGTATGCCGAGCCTCAGATGAAAGTCATGGGTCTTGAAATGGTAAAGTCTTCTACACCATCTTCTATTCGTGACAAGATGAAAGAAGTTATAAAATTGATGGTAACTGGTACCGAAGATGATGTGCAAGAATTCATTGCTGACTTCCGCAAAGAATTCAGAACACTACCGATTGAAGAAATATCTTTTCCTCGTTCGGTCAATGGTTTGAAGACATACACCGACAAAGCGCAAATATATACTAAGGGTACACCGATTCACGTTAAGGGTGCTTTGTTGTATAATTACCTGTTGAATAAACATAGTTTAACAAACAAGTACCCCAAGGTTCAAGAAGGCGAGAAACTAAAATTTACCTACTTGATTCAACCGAATCCAATCAATGATACGGTAATATCGTATCCAACACGCCTGCCAACTGAATTTGGACTTGACAATTACATTGATTATGAGTTACAATTTGAGAAAGCGTTTCTTGACCCAATCAAAATCATTTTAGATTGTATTGATTGGCAAGTTGAGAAGACAAGTTCCCTGGCAGATTTTTTCTAAAGGATAATTATGAGTTTATTGGACAAAATTAAAAAGAATTCTACGATTAAAGATAGTGCAATTCTATCTAAATCAAAATTCTTTACTGAGAAAGATATGATACCAACATCCATTCCTATGGTGAATGTTGCGTTATCTGGTAAATTAGAGGGTGGTCTAACGCCTGGTCTTACAATGTGGGCTGGTCCATCAAAGCACTTTAAGACTGCATTTAGTTTGTTGATGGCTAAATCTTACATGGACAAATACGATGAAGCAGTCCTTATTTTCTACGATTCAGAGTTTGGTACTCCGCAGTCTTATTTTGATACTTTTGGTATTGACACAGAGCGGGTGCTCCATACTCCTCTTACAGATATTGAACAACTCAAATTCGACATAATGAAACAGTTGGAAGGTATTGAGCGAAACGATAGAGTAATGATTATCATTGATTCAATTGGTAACCTCGCATCAAAGAAAGAAATTGATGATGCACTTGAAGGCAAATCAGTTGCAGATATGAGCCGCGCAAAACAAGTTAAGAGTTTGTTCCGTATGGTTACACCTCACTTGAATCTAAAAGATATTCCAATGGTTGTTGTGAATCACACATACAAAGAGATTGGTTTGTATCCAAAAGATATTGTTGGTGGTGGTACTGGTTCATATTACTCTGCTGATAACATCTTCATCATCGGTCGCCAACAAGAAAAAGATGGCACAGAAATTACTGGCTACAATTTCATTATCAATGTAGAAAAGTCTAGGTATGTCCGCGAGAAGTCTAAGATTCCAGTTAGTGTATCTTATGATGGCGGTATCAACAAATGGTCTGGTTTAATTGATATTGCACTTGAATCTGGTCATGTTCTTAAACCAACAAATGGTTGGTACTGTAAAGTTGATAAAGAAACTGGCGAAACTGGAGACAAGAAACGCCTTGCTGATACTCAGAATGAAGAATTTTGGGGTGAGATTCTTGCAAGCGAGGACTTCAAAGATTTTGTGAGGAAGAAATATGAAATCTCTTATGGTAACATTATGGGGCAAGATGATGTTCTGGAAGAAGCCGAAGAAGTTTAAAGAAAGCGTAGATTTCAAACTTCACGACTTTGAAGAAACGGATTTAACTGGCATAGAAATTCTCCGTGGTGACTATGCTGGTGTAGTATACTATTATACCTACGCATCTGTAACAGAAGAACTAAACATGGCCAAACTCAAGTTTGGATATCATGTGGTTAACTTGATGAAATATGACAAGGATGTATTGAATCAAGATGAAAAATTTGTTACAATGCTAGGTGAAATACTGACAGAACTAATTTTAACGGAAAAACAAATTGAACCGACTAGAACTCTCTATTCTGAAGAATCTGATATATAATGATGAATATGCACGTAAGGTATTGCCATTCATTCAATCAGATTATTTCTCAGATAACAATGAACGAACCATCTACAGCGAAATAAAAGAGTTTGTAGAGAAGTACAAAAACCTGCCAACATACGAAGCGTTGGTAATTAACTTCACCGAAAGCAAGAAACTTACCGAAGAACAGGTTCGCAACTCAATCCAAATCTTGAGTGATATCAAAGCAAACAAAGATGATCCAACTGACATTCAATGGCTGACTGAACACACAGAAAAGTTTTGCCAAGACAAAGCATTGTATAATGCTATCATGGAATCAGTCACAATTCTGGATGATAAGTTTGGTACCAAAGCAAAAGGTGAAATCCCAAAGATTCTTTCCGATGCTCTTGGTGTTTCATTTGATAGAAATGTTGGGCACGATTACATTAACGACTATGAAGAACGATTTGAATTCTACCATCGCAAAGAAGAACGAATCCCCTTTGATTTGGATTTCTTTAACAAAATCACAAAAGGTGGTCTACCTAACAAGACGCTTAATATCGCTCTTGCCGGAACTGGCGTGGGAAAAAGTTTGTTCATGTGCCACATGGCTTCTGGTTGTATCTCGCAAGGCTTTGACGTTCTTTATATCACCATGGAAATGGCTGAGGAAAAGATTGCAGAGCGTATTGATGCGAACCTACTAAACATTAAACTTGATGACTTGCACCTGATAAGCAAAGAAGATTATGAAAGACGATTTCAAGGTGTGAAAAGTAAAACTCAAGGTAAACTAATCATCAAAGAGTATCCAACTGCAAGTGCTAGTTCTATGCATTTCAGGTCTTTGTTAAATGAATTACAATTGAAAAAGAGTTTTCGCCCAAAGATTATCTTCATTGACTATTTGAATATCTGTTCTTCTTCTAGATTGAAACAAGGTGCGAATGTAAATTCATACACCTATGTCAAAGCTATCGCAGAAGAATTGCGTGGTCTTGCTGTAGAATTTAATGTGCCAGTTGTTTCAGCTACACAAACTACAAGGTCTGGCTTTAGTAATTCAGATGTTGACTTGACTGATACCTCAGAATCGTTTGGTTTGCCAGCGACTGCTGACTTTATGTTTGCTCTAATTAATACCGAAGAACTGGAACAATTGAACCAAATTATGGTTAAGCAATTGAAGAATCGCTATAATGATCCAAGCGCAAACAAGAAGTTTGTTATTGGTGTTGATAGGGCTAAAATGAAACTGTATGATGTTGAAGATTCAGCGCAGTCTATAGTTGATTCTGGTCAGATTCCAGATGATAAGCCACTGAATACTTTTGGTAATCGTGAGAGGAAGTTCAATTCCAAGTTTGAAGGAGTCCGTGTATAAATACTCTATAAAATGGAGTATACATGGCAGGTTCAGCTAAAGTACACGGTCTTCTTCATAAGTTTAAAGACCTAGACAAATCATATGCGCTAAATTCACCAACACCAACTGAGCGTGGTGAATTAGCTGTCCTTCAACAAATTAATGGATACATCGCTAAGATTGGATCTCCAATAACTGTTGTTGCCGGTAAGCACACATTCAAAGAAATTTATGGTGCAAATAAAGTTGAAGGCACACCTAAGGCTGATATTGCTTTGGTAACATATGATGCTAAGAAAAAGAAGTTTGTAGATGTGTGTTTTATCTCTCATAAAATGGGTAGAGATGC